CCAAAAACGATTATTCATCGCCTCCTTGCCACGGAGCCAGCCGTGAATAAGTGTTTGCTTATCTTCGATTGTGACTAAGATAAAAATTTTGTCAGGATTCTCGCTCTTTTGCACTATTAAGTCGTAAGAATGCTTTGATCGAGTTTTTACATCAATATTACCAGGCAAGTCATCGCTGCCGCGTTTGGCTTCAGTCTCTTTGAAGAGATGCTCTTTCATGCCGAGATAGGAAGCAACGGCCACTTCCCCTGCTGCTCCAAGCAAGTGAATGTCCAGCGCTTTGCTGCCTTTCCACGCTCCGCCATTGCGTCCGCGCAAGCCTTTGCTTTCATTGAAACCCTGTCTGCGCAGACCTTCTCTTACCGCTTGCTGGCGCTCTTCCTCGGTAAAGGCAAATTCAATGGGAGTGGGCATGTAGAAAAGAACGACATAGCCACTGTAGCCACTCGCTAGGATAATTGCAACACATTGTATTGGGCAGAGTGGAAGACACTGTAAATCTTGGGCACAACGGCAATGAAAGCTTGCGGGTGGATGGGCTTGTTAACGCCCTTACGGGCATGAATACTGCCCGAGATAAAAGTCGCTACACCACTACCACCCCATTGGTCTTCCTAGGTCAAGAGGAACTGGAAAATCTCTACGGAGAATGGCTCCCTCAGCGTGTCGTCGACATCGTGGCGGAACAAGCTACGCGCAAGGGTTTTAAAGTGCTATTTGGAGGGGAAGGAGCAAAAGCAGAAGTGGTCGCTGGCATTGAGCAAGTAATTGAAGATTTGTACATTCTTGAAAACTTGGGCCTTGCCTGTAAAAATGCTCGCTTGTTTGGTGGTGCCGTTATTCTTCTTTACATTGATGACGGTCGTGCGGCTGATCAGCCCGTGGACAGGCGCAATATTCGCAGCATCGAAGGAATGGAAGTTCTTGATCGGTGGCAGATTGCGCCAGTGATCAATGAAGATGCGCTTTATGACTATTCAAAGGCTACTCATTATCAGATCATCTCTGGTGATCTTATCAGACAGCCACAGCTTACCAATATTCACAAAGATAGGATTTTAAGGTTTGACGGCAAGTGGCTTCCTTATCGCATTAGGCAGAGAAACTATGGATGGGGGATGAGTGCCCTTCAGCCGATCTATGACAGCTTCCGCTTCTATTCAACTGGTATCAGCTCTGCTGCAACGTTACTTACGGAATTTGATATTTTTGTGCATAAATTGCGAGGCCTTTCTTCAATGCTTGCGGCTGGCAAGGAGAAGGACGTGCGTGATCGTTTAGTGCTAAATGATATGAGCAAAAGTGTATATCGTGGCTATGCAATCGACGCTGAAAAAGAAGAGTTGGAGTTTATTAGTCGCAACTTTGGTGGCATAGGTGAAATTCTAGAAAAGCTTCGTATTGATGTTATCGGCGCGTCGCAAATTCCTCATACGATTCTTTTTGGTGAAAGTCCTGGCGGGCTTGGTTCTACTGGCAGAAGCGAAGAGCGTGACTTCGCCAAAATGCTTGGCGACTACCAAAGTGCTCATTTCAAGCGCCCCATGCAACAGTTAGTTGAAATGATCATGCTTAGCAAGGATGGTCCTACCAACGGCAAGGTGCCAAACTCTTGGCGAGTGGTCTTCAACGATTTGTTTGAGCTGAACGAAAGGGAAAAGGCAGACGTTCGCGCCCGTGTAGCAGCCGTAGATGGTCGTTACATTCAGCTTGGTGTACTGCACCCGCAGGAAGTGGCGGATGCGCGTTACGGCGGCTCTGAGTGGTCAATGGAACTCACTCTTGACCCATCGCTCCCCCGTGAGTTGCCGCAGGCGCCTGGTCAGAAAGAAGTGCCTCCTGGAGGTCGTGATCCCTTGAACGAAGAGAATGGCACTCTTCCCATGGATGGCACCAGAGAAGTGGAAGATAGCGCTGGCTTGTATCTTTCAGGCGACTTAGAGCATGAACGCGGAGATGTTACCTTCACTGATAAAGCTCTTCATGGTCGTGCTGTAGCTGCAGCAAAAGCAAAGTTCAAAGTGTGGCCGTCTGCTTATGCCAGTGGTTATGTAGTCCAACAGTACAAGCGCATGTATAAAGAGAAGCATGGCTCCACGAGTGGTGCATTTAGAGGGGGCGATGGCGAAATCCATGCTGATGATCTTGGTCAATGGTTCAAGGAAGGCTGGGTAAGAATTGGCGCCAATGGTGAAATCATGGGACCATGCGGCGGACGTGGTGAAAAGGAAGGGAAGCCCAAGTGTCTTCCACAGGCGAAAGCTCAAGCCATGTCTAAGGAAGAGCGTCAAACGATTGTAGCCCGCAAGCGCAAAGCTGATCCTGATCCCGATCGTCGGGGGCCAGCAAAGCTTGTTAGCAGCAAAGTGGACGCTATTGAGCCCATGAAAGTGGAAGGGCTAATGCTTGCTGACATTGACGAGGCTGCGTTTATTTCGGACGAAGATATTGAAGATGCTATGAAGCAATGGAAGGAAGAAGCTCCTGCACAGTTCAAAGAGCTGCTAGAGGCTGACAATGCTGAATGACTTATCTTCGTTCAGCAGCGTCGTTGTGTCCATCAGGATGGACGCTGAATGGTCTTATGACCGTCGCAGTGGTCGTTATCGTGACGAAAAGGGCCGTTTCCTAAGTAAAGCATCAGTGGGTAAGCTTGTTGATGGTCGCATTGACAAGCTGGAGGCGCAACTAAAGCGTTTCACGCGGATGTTAGGCGATGGTTCAATCACGCTTGATCAATGGCAGGGAAGCGTTCGTGAAGCAATTAAAGCAGCGCACATTCAAGCAGCGACCATTGGTTACGGCGGAAGGGCCGAGATGGGAAGCGCGGAATATGGTCGCATCGGCCAACGCCTCCGTTCGGAATACACTTATCTACAAGGTTTTGTACGTGACCTTCTGGATGGCCGTATTTCTGCCCCTATGGCTACTGCTCGTATTGGCCTCTATGCTCAGAGCGTGCGGGGCTCTTATTGGCAGGGCACGGAAATGCGCGAGCAGCAACGTGGATTCTCGTTGATGCGCCGTATCTTGGATGCTCAAGCAGTGCATTGCCAGGATTGCATTGGTTATGCAGCGCGTGGCATGGTGCCTATTGGTAGCGTTCCTATGCCTGGCGTGCGTTGTGCATGTGGCGCACGTTGCAAATGCACCGTTAAATATTTCAGGCAGCAAGCGCCGACTGTTCCCGTGTAGTTTTGCGACTATCATCAAACAAGATTTGGTTTTCTTGTGGCAAAAATTCTTTACGCAGGCGACGCCTTTGTACAAACGGGCTTTGGGCGAGTGGCTGAATATCTTCTTCCTGCACTAGCAAAAGAGCATGAAGTGCATGTGCTTGCCACTAATTACCATGGTGACCATGACGAAGAAGCCATTAAATACAAGACCTACCCAGCCATGGTGCATGGCTCCGACCCGTTTGGTTCCCATCGCATTGCCGAACTGGTTCAAACTATTCAACCAGATCTCGTTTGGGTGACGAATGATCTATGGGTGGCCATTAACTTGTGGGATGCAGTAAAGCCTCTTAGGGAGAGACTGCCCTTTAAGTTTTTTGTATATACGCCTATTGACAGCTATGGCATTTTCCCTGAGCTAAACGGCCCCGTTAGCGAGTGGGATGGACTCGCCACTTACACAGAATTTGGCAAAGAAGAGCTGGTCAAGATGGGCTATGAAAAGCCTGTCTCCATCATTCCACACGGCACGGACTTCACTAAATTCTTCCCCATTGACCCTCTTGAATGCCGCAGGGAGCTAGGCGTACCAGAGGATACGTTCATTGTCTTCAATGGCAACAGGAATCAGCCACGTAAGCGCATTGACTTGACCATTAAGGGTTTCGTTGAATTTGCTAAGGACAAGCCTGACGCTCGCCTATGGCTCAATATGGGCGCTAAGGATATGGGCTGGGAGCTGATTCCATTGTTCAAGCGTGTGGCTCGTGACGCAGGGTATGACGCCGCTGGCAAGCTTATTCTCACTAGCCCACACTTCTCCACGCATAACTGTCTTCCTATTGAACAATTGAACAAGGTCTACAACTCCGTCGATGTTGGCCTAAACACTTGCATTGGCGAGGGATGGGGCCTTGTCAACACAGAACATGCCGCTACTGGCGTGGCACAAGTGGTTCCTGACCATACAAGCCTTAAGGAAATCTTTAATGACATTCCACGCATTGCTTGTAACGGGTCGGAGACGGACAGGAACTATGGGCTAGAGCGTTTACTGCCTGACCCCAGTAGCGTTGCTGACATCCTTAATTACTACTACGAGGATCGCAATGCTTTAAAGGCTGCTGGTAATTGGTGCTACGAACGCATCCACGAGAAGCAATTCACTTGGCCCATCATCACTAAAAAGATGTTGCGCATCGTTAATGAAGTGCTTGAGCAAAAACAAGACCAGGAGTCTTTCAAAGGCTTTGGCATCCCCGCAAAAATTGTTTGATCATCATGCAAGTATCCCAAATTTTTCTCTCTGACAACGGCGCCGAGCTGTCACCATTCTTGGGACACGCGACTGGCACTGTACGGCAAGCATTCCCAAACGCAGACCATCAAATTTACACAAAGGAAACGCTTCGCGCCTTCATTGAAGCTAACTATTCAGCAGAAGTACTATGGGCTTACGACTGTCTAAAGCCCTATTCGTACAAGGCTGATCTCGGCAGGTTTTGCTTGTTGAACAAACTTGGAGGGTGGTACATGGATATTGCTGTCAGAGTGGTGAATCCAGTGGAGGTGGGAGATCGCATTGAATTTTTGGCCTTCCGCGATATTCAGCGTTTCAGCTACACCACTTGGGCCTGCGCGACCACTGTTCTTTATTCAAAGCCCGACAACATAGCACTGACTACTGCCATTGAAATGATTGTCAACAACTGTCACGAACAGTACTACGGGATCACTCCGTTGTGCCCCACTGGCCCAACATTACTAGGGGCAGCTCTTGCTGCAAATGGCGGCAATGCCAATTTCGTCTACGGCGACTATCTAGAACTGACACCCACGCACGAACAAAAGAATCGTGCGTTCGTGCTGCCCGATGGCACGATCATGGCATGGAGCAAGCCGTCTGGAGGAGGTGACCTCACTGGAGTGGGCGCTAAGGGCGTAAACAATTACAACGAGCTATGGGGGACGAGAGACGTATATGCAACCGTCTGACTTGTCGATGTTTGCGGTGTGCATGAATAACACACCGCTTCGTTTTGCTTCTGATACTAATTTGCAAATCATTGTTGCAAATGCTTGTCGCTTAACGGACGATGAAAGGTTTATTTGCATTGAAAAGCAAAAGCTTCTGGATGATTCTGGTGACAACATTTCCGCCTTAAATCCATGGTGGGGAGAGTTGACGGCTGTGTACTGGCTACTTAAAAACACCACGGCCCCATTGATCGGCAATTGTCAATACAGGAGGTACTGGGACGAAGGTGCTATTGCAAGAGCAGACAGTTCAGCGCTATACACTTCTGAACCTTGCGTCTTTAGCTGCTCGCTTGCTCAGCAGTTTCAAGGAGGGCATTCATTTCCTGGCATCGAAATGACAATGGAAATGGCAGTGAAGGGAAAACTGCCATTTACTGCATCAGAGATGGCTGCCATTTGGAACCAGAACCAATTCCAAGGGGGGCCAATGCTGTTTGGTCCTAGAGTCTCTTACGAGCGAGTGATGAACGTCTTATTTGACTGTCTGTGGCCCGTGTGGGACGAATACAAGGCGGAAATCATGACCTTGGAAGGCTATGACCAACGGGCAATGGCATTTCTTAGTGAGCGCTTGCTTTCGGGCAT